TAGTGGAGAAACATATTTATGTCTACATTAGCAGACTTCGGCATCCCGGGTGTAGGAACAGGCATTCTGGAGCCAATGCGCAAGAATCTATTCAGAGTAACATTCGCAAACTTTGGTGGTGGTGCTGACAGCCAGCCGCTATCTATGCAGGTGGTTACTTTTTCTCGTCCAAAAGTAACCTTCGAAAAAATCACAACACACAGATATAATACACAGGTTCATTTGGCGGCTAAGCACTCTTTTGATCCTGTTCAACTAGTCGTAGAATCGGATGTTACCGGAACAGCGGCTACTGCTATCCAAGCACAACTACAGAAGCAGCAATGGATTATTGGTGCTGAAGGTCAATGGTTGGCAAAGGCTGGTGAAGGTTCGCTATATAAGTTCGTTACATATCTTGAACAACTAGACGGTAATGCTCAGGTGGTCGAGACCTGGACACTCGAAGGATGTTGGCTGGAAAGTGCTGAATATGGCGAAAATGACTATTCAACAGGTGAGCAGCTCAAAATATCGATGTCTATATCGATCGACCATGCTCGTCAATCAATCGGCGGATACAATCAAGGTCCTGGTTCTGCTCTTGGTCCAGTCGGTAAGTTGTAAGACTAAACGCATTATCACTAAAAAGAGCGTGAATAATATCACGCTCTTTTTATAAATACGATTGCTACAATTAGAGACTCCCGTCCATGTCAGATCCACGCATCTTTACCGTTAAGCAGTGCCAACCAGCATACGCAGCTAATAGTGGGGCGTCTATTGGTGCAGCCACGAGTGATCGACGGAATTTCTACAATTCCGTTGGGAAGATCGGTGATCTGCAAGTGCTAAATAGCATTGGTGGGGGATCGATTGGGAAAGGATTACGTACACTAGCAGGAATATCCAATTCTATCCGTACGGGATGTGGTGCTCTGCCTACATCCATAGGGAGTACAGTAGAAGCTGGCGCAAACTGGGTGATGGGACATGTAGGAATTGCGCCCAGTGTTGTACAAGCTGTCTCCGCTTTCCAGCCTAGCATAGCAAATCTAGCATATGGACAAGCAAAACAGATATATCAGAATGTGAAGCAAGGCAAATTCAAATTTTCGGATATTCCAAACAATCTGCAGAATCTGCAGAATTTGGAACGTCTCGGTAGAAATATCTTTACTCCATCTAGTGGAGACGCGCAGTCGTCATTATCATCACATTGTGTTGCATCACCATATGCCACAGACTTAATAGCTCGTGCACCAAAATACAAGTTCTTATTTATCGTACAATTTATTCCATCTAGTGGATATACTGGCCTAGCTGGCAATGACTATGGTCCATTAGATATGGCGTTCGTTGTTAAGAAGTCATCAAGACCTAATATTCGATATCACGAAGAAGACGTTAACTACTATAACTTCCGATCTAAAGTTATCACAAAGACAGAATTCACAGAAATGACGATGTCATTCCATGATGATACGTTAGATACCGCAATGCAATTCTATAATGCGTACACTAGAGCAATGACGCCGATTACCAACATACCCACTGGTAGCTCAGTAGAACTACAACAGAATGGTATGGATTTCATAGGTAATACGCTCACCCAAACGAACATCAGAGATACAATACCAACAAACTCATACCCAGCTTCACATGGACCACTAGCCGATGATAATATAAGCGTATTCTCCGAAATACGCTTATATCATGTGTTTGATGGTGGGAATAAAATGAATGTAATGCGATTTATGCATCCACGTATTAACCAGTTGAATTTAGATGAGCTTGATATGTCAGTAGGCGGCGAGGGTACTGAGCTCGCTATTACATTTTCGTATGATAGCGTATACATCGACCCAGAGGTAGATATGGGGAGTGATCAGTACGATATCAGCGAAACACAACGTGGCGCAATATATCCTCTCAAATTTAATGATGGAGCTACACCAGAAGGTCCTAATAATTCTGGGATTAATCCAACTGGGGCTAGCGTCAATGTTGGTGATTCCTGTAACCCACTAAAGCCAATGAGTACATCAGGCATAGGTCGTGCAGTATCAAATGCTGCAACAGCTGCTATTGGGAATGTAGCTTCCAAATTTAGTTCAGCTCTTAGCAATTTACCATTTGGTTGATTATGGCAAATCAGAGATTCATGCAGGGGAAATATATCGTTAAGAACCCCGATAAATATATGGGAGATTTGACCAAGGTAACATTTCGATCTTCGTGGGAGTTAGACATGCACAAATTTCTAGACATGAACCCCAACGTAAAGCGTTGGGGTTCAGAAATTGTCGTGATTCCGTATATCAAGCCCACCGATGGTAGAGTTCACAAATACTACGTTGATTACTACGTAGAGTATGTTAACACGAAAGGTGTCCTAATAAAGGAACTAATTGAATTGAAGCCTAAGAGCCAACTCTCACTCACCAAATCAAAGGGCAAGAATAAATTATATGAACAACTTCAGCTTGCAGTGAATATGAGCAAATGGGAAGCTGCCAAAGCGTGGTGTCTACGAAGAGGAATAGAATTTCGCATTGTTACCGAGAAGTCACTACACACATAACATAGGACAATATGGACACAATTACCACAGATCGAACTATTTCTCATCCACTAGAAACATTCTTCGATATTACCCCGAGCACGACTGTCGTACAGACAGAACAGCTTATGCCAGACACAGCTGAGCACATTGAATATGATATTAAAGATGATGAAATTGACAATAAGCTCGAGACTATATACACGACTGCTATGTCTGCTGTTGCGACAAACACAGACATTATGGCGACAGTAGAGGGTAAATACAAAGCACGAGTTAGTGAAGTAACTGCAACTATGTTGACAGTGGCACTCAATGCCATAAAAGAAAAGTCCACCATAAAACAACATAAGGATAAGCTAAAAGCTCCAACAAAGGGTAGTGACGGCGCAAGAATTATCAATAATACGTTAGTAACAGCAAGCTTCAGCGATATGGTC